ATATTGATTTAAAGTATGGTAAGCAAGGCGAAGAGACTGTTGCCAACATCCTGTCCATTGAGACAGTAGAGGTTAAGCGTGATAAGCGTTGGAAAGAAACAGGCAACCTATTTATTGAGACTGACTGTTGGTACAATGCTTCACAGTCTTGGGAGAAGTCTGGTCTTAGTGTATCTAAGGCTACTCACTATGCGTTTGTTCTTGAGAACATGGTTGTTATCACTACCACCGAAGATTTGAAGGCTGTTGTAGAGAAGAGTGGCAGACCAATCGAATGTAAGATTGAACCAAACCCATCTAAAGGATATCTAATTAAACTCTCACACATTGTGGAGCATCAACTTGCGTAAATGTGGTTTCTGTATGACAGGACATCACTGGAACTGTAAAAAGATTATCAATTATTATGAGAAAACTTGGGTGTGTGAATGTCCCCATCCAGACGATACTCTTCCTGACACGGAATACAAAAGTGAGTTGGAGCAAGAGGTCTAGGCAATCCGCCTAAAACAATCTTGTCTTCTTTAGCAGTCATTATCTGCTCGTAGGTTGGAAATCCGTAAACAATTGGAACTAAAAGTTCCTGACACAATGAACAATTCATAATATAAGTATAACTCCCTTTATTCATAAATGTTTTTTGTGTTGACTATCCATTTGATTCTTCCTGGTGTGCTTGCAGTAAGATACAAACTATATAGTTCCATATTAAATTTATGGCTTGGATTAAATCCTTCATCATGTATTTGTGGGACATGACCAAGACAATAAATGTATCCTTCATGTGGGACTAAACGAACTCTCTTAATTATTCTGTGAGAGATATCAAAAGCGGCATCCTCTGGTCCCCACTGCTGAAACTTTTCATCCATTCCATATAGACTCCACCATGTTTCTGGTGTACAAACCCATATACCGCCTGTTGCTGGTGTAAATAATGTATGTTTAAGTAGTTTAATATCTTTACCAGCATAGTAGAGTTCACTCATTTCAATATCTATATACTTACATTTGTCATAGGGGCTGTGAACAAGTCCATCAGTTTTGCATTGTTCTATTGCTTCTAATAAAGGTTCAATTTCGGGTAGTGTATCTGCGTCATTAAGTATTACAACGTCACAGTGAGCCTCCTGTGCCATTTTTACACCATCATTACGACTGGCTGCAGCATTCCACTTATCTCCTGGTCTGTCGCTATAGAATATCTCAATGTCTGGTAGATTAGTTTGATACCAATCAAGAACTGCCTGTAGTGGTTTTAGTCTACTTGGAGTTGGTCTCCATGGTATTACGAGTCCTATCTTAGACAATTCCCTTTAGTGCCCTTTCGATACCTTCTTCCAAAGTAATCTTTGGTGTATAGAATGATAGCATCTTAGTTGGATTGGCGATACGGTTTAGAACTCCTACTGGTGCTGCTGGTAGATGTTTGAACTCTGGTGAATACCCTTCGATTTCAGTAACTATCTTGGCTAACTCATTGAAGGTAGTCCTACGACCCCAACCCAAATTAACTGGTCCTTGGATGTCCTGTCTAATTGCTTCATCAACTGCGTTAACGACATCAGACATGTGGATAAAGTCTCTGGTCTGCTCTCCATCTCCCCAGATTTCAAATGGGTCCATGCGGTCTACAGCCCTCTTAATGTAACTAGGGAACGGATAGTCTAACGACTGGTCTGTGCCATAGCCAGAGAATGGTCTAAAGATGTGAACAGGGATGCCAGCCTCTTGAACAAACTTAGCAAGATACTCGCCAGTTAGTTTACTCCATCCATAAGTTAGGTCTGGGTTGCTAATGTTATCTAAATCAATCATTGATTCTTCTAGCCTCACCCAGTCTTCGTTGCCCTGAAACTTTGTAGGATAGGCAGCACTAGAACTAAAGTACACAATACGTCCTGGTCTTGTTATCAATGCCCAGTTAAAGAAGTCTGAGTCTATCGCTAGGTCTGTCGCTACTGATAGAGGATTGCCTTCAATTGTTGCTCTACCGCCAACGATAGCAGCAAGATGAATAACTAAATCATAACTCTCTCTGTTAATCTTAAAGAAGTCACGGACATCTAATCCGTCCGCAATGTCTACTCCTGTTATGTCGTGGTCTTTATATTTCTCTACAAAATACTTACCAACGAAGCCACGATGTCCTGTAATTAAAATTTTCATTTTGCAATCCAATACTGATGTGTGTACCACAATGTTTCTGATGTGTATTCGATAGGAGTAAAGTTTGCGTCTTTTAGCAACTGCTCTACCCCATCCTTATCCCAAGCCCAATAATGCTCTTGGTTATCATCTTCCCAGTTGTCCTGCGGAGTTGATACGATAAGATAGTTTGTTTTGTTTCTAATCTGTTTGAGAACTTCTAAAGGATTGTCTACATGCTCTAGTGTTTCGGAAAGTATAAAGACATCTACTGGGTCTATCTGTTCAATGGTGTCCTCTATTTTGCCTTGGTATTCAAAAGCAGGATAAAAATCACCAATAATTTTATTAGGAATATTAACAGCATTAATGATTACAGCATCTCCAGCAGATAAGTCTGCAATAGTTTTAAACTTTTTACCTTTAACAAACTTATTAATAAAACCTATGGTGCTTTCAATGCGGTCCTTGTGGTCTTGCCATTGTGTATGATTATACTGATGGTCATAGACACCTACAAGTTCCTCATCTGTCCATTTAGGTCTTAGTCTTTTAATCATTTAATAGTTTTTCCAAATCAGATGCTTTGTCTGTTGCCCAGTAGTTAGCAAATGCCTTGCCATCATGTTCATAGATTGCAGAACTGTTTACCTCTACATATCCAGAGTCGTTGTCTGCTTTGCCAGCAACAGGATGCAGATGCTCAATGATTACATCGTCTCTATAGAAAAGACTACGCAACTCAATGCCCATATCTTTCCAAAAGTTATCTAAATAAAGATGCTTCATTGCTGGTGGTGCCATATAACCAAGTGTCTTTACAATACTAGACTTAAGCAACACTGCTGTTGGTAGGTTTCTTCCCTGTAGCAAATCATTGCCATAAGCAATACCATGTTTAATATCTTTAATAGAATCAACTAACTCAACATCCCATCCAGGAGTTCTTGGTCTATGGTCATCTCCCATAAAAGCAATATACTCATACTGGTCTGCATACTTATTAGCAATAAGATTAAGAGTACCATTCATCATTGCTCTTGGATTAACCTCATACATTACCCCATCAATTCTAGGATACTCTACATCGTCATCGTCAAGACCAAACACGAGGTCCGTAATTCTAGAATTCTTTTTAAACTCATCATAGAATTCAAGTGACTTGGTTGGTCTGCCCCTTGTAGGAACAATCAATAATACTTTATTCATCTTCATCTCCTAGGATTGCCAAAACGGTTGCACTAAATAGAGATATGTAGTCTTCTCCATCATGCTTAAACTTAATAACATTGTTAGGATTAAACATGATTTTGTCTCCTACCTTTACATCCATTGGTACACGAACGCCACTCTTTAGTTGTCTACCCTCACCTACAGCAAAGGCAACACCAATGTTCTTAGGCTGGTCCATTTCATTTTGGATAATCAAAAGACCACTCTTGGTCTGTTCTGGTTCTGAACTTTTCTTTTCTACTTTGATAATTATAATATCTTCTGGTGCTTTAATCATTTGCTACTCCTTGTCAAATGCTAGTCTAGTAATTTCTTCTGATGCCAATAGAACAGCAATCGGGGCTAGTGCAGTAATGGCTACACCAATCCATGCACGATAGTCGATAAGAGAACCTTCCCAGAAACTGAGTGTGTGTGCTACGTTAGCGACAACTGACATAGCGGCAAAGCCTGTTAGTCCTGCTAGTGTTCTCCATGTACTTTCTCCACGAGCCTTAAAGACTACAAGTGAAATGGTATAAGCAAGAATTGCAGCATCTATAAATAGTGCTGGCAACCATTGCAAAAATACTGGTAGACCTGTCCATGCAGATACTTCATAGATACCACTAAAAGAAACGGTAAACGATGTAATCATAAGCAATGACACTAGGGCTATTGCAGTATATAGAACTGGTAAAGAGTCTGGATTAATCCTGTTAGACTTTTTAACTTTGGCTACTACTTGTGTAGGTGGCTCATCTGTAATTGTTTCAGGGAACTCAACACGCTTGTTGAAGTTACCGCCCTGAATGTCCCATTCTGTTGGATTGCTCATACTTCTATTATACCTTATTTATCCCATTTGT